CTTAATTAAACAATCTAGACCAAATGCAGCCGCATATCTTCAAGGAAAAAGCAATGACAGAGATCTTGCTATATTGGATATGGCTAAAGAATTTGCTAGTGTTGGAGTACCTTACCCTGCAGGAAAAGCAATAGCACGTGGGGAATCATACTATGCAGGCATTGGCGGCAACAAAGCACACAATTCTCCAGAATTAGTAGGGGCGGCATTAGATGCTGATCGCAAAAGTCTTGTATCAGCAGCTGAAGGTGGTTTATTTTCAGGACCCGATTCAGGTTATCCTGCCACATTGCACGGCCGCGAAGCTGTGATTCCCTTGGAAAACGGCGGTGGAAATTTTGTTCAGCTGTTTGAACAAATGGCCATGATGATGGGTCAACAGGCAAATTCACTAGACGAACTGGTTCGAATTGCCAAGAGTGGCAATGACATCTCTACAAAGATCCTGCGTCAACAAGCATAATCACGGTAAATAAACTACTATGGCAGAAACAAAACAATCGTGGCGCAAATATTTCAAAGTGGCTGATACATCAGGTACCTTGAGTCCTATCTCAGGCAAGAACCAATTTGGACTGCCGGACTATTCTCGCAACGACGGAACCAACGGCACTGCACAGGCTGACTTTGTGTTTCGCAACTATGCCAGCCGACTGCCTGAAGTGTACTCGGGTCATCCCAATCGCATTGAACGCTACAATCAGTACGAGAACATGGACATGGACTCGGAGATCAATGCTTGCTTGGACATTATTGCTGAATTCTCCACGCAGATGAACGAGCAAAATGGCACGCCGTTTGAAATCAAGTACAACGACAAGCCCACCGATCACGAAGTAGAAATTATCAAGAAGCAGTTGCAGCAGTGGTGCAAGATCAACAAGCTGGATCAGCGTATTTTCAAACTGTTCCGTAACTGTATCAAGTACGGCGATCAGGTGTTTGTGCGTGATCCAGAAACATTTGAAATGATGTGGATAGACATGAGCAAGCTCATGCGAATCATTGTGAACGAATCAGAAGGCAAGCGCCCTGAACAGTATGTGATTCGTGACATCAATCCCAACTTTCAAAACATGACTGTGGCAGCAAAAACAACCACAGACTACTTGACCAATCCGGTCACAGGCAGTGTAGGTGGCGCAGCCAACTACACCGGAGGAGGTGCAGGCGGTGCAGCAGGCATGACCGGCGGCGGTAATAGCCGCTTCATGAATGCCATGAACGAAGCAACTCTGGATGCCAAGCACATAGTACACATGAGCCTGAACGAAGGTCTAGACGTTTTTTGGCCATTTGGACGCAGTGTACTGGAGCAGATCTACAAGGTATTCAAGCAAAAAGAACTGCTAGAAGATGCTATTCTTATCTATCGTGTGAGCCGGGCGCCCGAACGCAGAGTGTTCAAGATTGACGTGGGCAACATGCCCAGCCACATGGCCATGGCCTTTGTGGAACGTGTGAAAAATGAAATGCATCAGCGCAGAATCCCCACCATAACAGGCGGCGGACAAAACATGATGGATGCCAGCTACAATCCACTCAGCATCAACGAAGACTACTTCTTTCCGCAGACAGCAGAAGGCCGTGGTTCAAGTGTAGACACACTGGCCGGTGGCTCAAATCTGGGTGAAATTGACGATTTAAAATACTTCAACAACAAGATGGCCCGCGGTCTGCGTGTGCCATCAAGCTATCTGCCCACTGGTCCAGACGACTCAGATCGTGCCATGAACGACGGCAAAGTTGGCACAGCCCTGATACAAGAGTACAGATTCAACCAGTACTGCGAGCGACTGCAAGCTCTGGTATCACAAAAACTTGACGACGAATTCAAGATGTTTCTGAAGTGGCGCGGATTCAACATTGATTCCAGCCTGTTCAGCATTGGATTCAATGCTCCACAAAACTTTGCCAGCTATCGTCAAAGCGAACTGGACAACACTCGTATTCAGGCATTCATGCAGATGGAGCCGCTACCCTACATGAGCAAACGCTTTATGCTGGAACGCTTCCTGGGCTTGACTGAAGATGAGATCAAGGAAAACGAAGAAATGTGGCGTGAAGAACGCGACGAGCCAGACATGCAGTCACAGTCTGGCCAAGATCTGCGCAGCGTGGGTATAACGCCCGGCGGTATAGAATCTGACGTGACCACTGGCGAAGAAATTGCTGGCATGGAACCTGCTGGCGCAGATGCAGGAATTACTGGCGGCGCTCCAGCCCCAGCAGCGCCTGGCGGTGTGATGCCAGCCGCAGGTGCAGCCCCGCCTGCATAAATACTGGCATGATACTACAAGAATTTTTTAAAAAAGAACCTGAAGCTTATCAGAGTCTTGATCAAGACAACAGCCAAACACAGATTGGTGACCTGCGCAAAACTCACCTGACTCTACGTCAACTCAACAAGTTGCGCAAGATGAATGACGTAAGAACAGTGGAGTTCAAAGACAAACTCAAACTGGTTCGTCAACAATATGCACCAGCCCCTGCGGGGCCAGTGTAATTTATCACCATTTTACCCCTTTAAACCGTGTACTTTTGAAGTGTAGTGTAAATAACAGCACACTTTACTATAGGAGAGTACCTTATGAACAGATTTGAACAATTGATCGAATTCGTGATCAATGATGAAGACGCAAAAGCTCGCGAATTATTCCATGACATCGTTGTGGAAAAAAGTCGCCAGATTTATGAAGAACTAATGGCTCAAGAAGATGAAGATCTTGAAGAAGGCGACATGGGCGGCGACGCCAGTGAACAACTTATCAATGATGTAGAGGCTGAAGAACAAACCAACATGAGCATGGAAGGCGAAGACGACGACATGAGCATGGACGACGAAGAAGACGCTGCTGATGCTGGTGACGACGAAGAAGGCTTTAGCATGGGCGATGATGGCGGTACAGAACCTGCCAGCAAAGACGACATCATGAATCTTGAAGACAAGCTAGACCAGTTGATGGCCGAATTTGAAGGACTTATGGGCGGCAACGGCGATGACATGGGTCCTGAAGAAGGCGGCGACGCCATTGAAATGGACGACACAGAAGAAATGGGCATGATGGAAGCAGTCAGCCTCAAAGCAGCACCAAAGCCAGTCACAAGCGAAGAAGGCGGAGTCTACAAAAAGTCCGCAGTGGCAGCAAATGCTGGCGCTAAAGGTCCAATTGGCAATTCAGTAAAGCCAGTACATGCTGGTGGTGAAATGGGCGGCCGTCATGATAACGCAGCCTACAGCAACAGCACAAAAGAACTGATTGGTCGAGTGGGTAATACACCTGCACAAGGCACACAAAATCTTTCAGCAGCAACAAAACCTTCACTGGGTCAAGCAGCTGGTGTTAACACCAAGAGCCCTGTAGCCCGCAGCTGATATAATGAGTTACTTAAGAGAACAACTTACTTTTACACAGGCCAATATCCAGGTTCTTGAAGAATCTGATGTTGGCGGTGGTAAGCATCTCTATCTCAAAGGAATTTGCATCGAAGGCAACAAGCGCAATGCAAATGACAGAATCTATCCATTACATGAAATTACCAAAGCGGTTGGCACAATTAATCAGCAGATCAAAGAAGGTAATTCAGTCCTAGGCGAAGTAGACCATCCAGATGATTTAAAAATTAATCTAGATCGAGTTTGTCATAGTGTTGAAAACATGTGGATGGATGGCGAAGCTGGTTGCGGCAAGTTAAAAATTCTACCGACCCCCATGGGCGACTTAGTAAAAACATTGTTGCAAGCTGGCGTAAAACTTGGAGTCTCGAGTCGCGGAAGCGGCAATGTAGATGATAGAACCGGACATGTAAGTGACTTTGAGATAGTCACTATAGATGTAGTTGCCCAACCCAGTGCCCCAAATGCTTATCCCAAAGCAATTTATGAAGGACTTATGAACATGAAGTACGGACATAGATTGCTGGAAGTGGCTCGTGAATCTGGACAGGACAATAGAGTACAGAGATACCTTAAAGATGAAGTTAAAAAGCTCATCCGGGATCTCAAAATATAAGGAGAACCAGGCATGTTAGATGCAATCAAACCATTGCTCGATAGTGACCTGATCACCGAGGAAACTCGCATGGAGATCAACGAAGCTTGGGAAGCCAAGCTAAGTGAAGCTCGTGAACAGGCACGCACCGAACTTCGTGAAGAGTTCGCGCAACGCTATGAGCATGATAAGACAGTGATGGTAGAAGCCTTGGACAAGATGGTAACAGAAGGACTAGCCGTAGAAATCGCTCAGGTAGCTGCTGAAAAGCAGAGCTTGGCCGAAGATCGCGTCAAGTTCCAAAGCAAGATGAAAGAGTCTGCACAGAAGTTTAACAGCTTCATGGTGACAAAACTTGCTGAAGAAATTGGCGAGCTGCGTAAAGACCGTAAGATGCACAGTGAAGGACTAGAAAAACTAGAAAGCTTCATGGTGCATGCCTTGGCACATGAGATCCAAGAATTTGCCGCAGACAAACGTGATGTAGTGGAAACAAAAGTCCGCTTGGTACGTGAAGCCCGTGGTAAACTTGAAAGTCTCAAAGCACGATTCGTAAAAGAATCTGCTGAAAAGATGACCCAAGCTGTTAGCCGTCATTTGAAGGCAGAACTTACACAATTACAAGAAGACATTAAAATTGCTCGAGAGAACAATTTTGGTCGTCGTATCTTTGAAGCATACGCAAGCGAATTTGGTGCTACTCACCTTAATGAGAAAGCTGAAGTTCGTAAGCTGTATAATTTATTGTCTCACAAGGACAATCAATTGGCAGAAGCCATTAAACTCACACAACGTGCAAAAATCGTTGTAGAGTCAAAAGAACGTGAAATACGTATGATGAACGAATCCAATGAGCGTGAAAGCACAATGGAAATGTTGCTAGCCCCGTTAAACCAGGACAAGCAAAATATTATGCGTAATTTACTCGAAAGCGTCCAAACACCTCGTTTGAAAAACGCATTTGAAAAGTATCTACCAGCAGTGTTGGAAGACAAATCAGTTAAAGCCCGTAAAGTAATTTCTGAACAAGTCACCGCAATGACCGGAGATAAATCTGTACCAAGCACATCACAGGAAGATCGCAGCAATGTAATTGACCTCAAGCGTCTGGCAGGGTTATAAATTATTTTATAGGAGACTTAAATGTCACAAGAACTATTAGAAAGTCGCTGGGGCGAAACCAAAGAAGCATTGCTTGAAGGTTTGAACGGTTCCAAGCGCAACAGCATGGGTGTTATCCTTGAAAACAC